TGTCAAGGGGTTTTTCCCGTATTCATTATAGTTTTTCTGCATATTGAAGTTTATAAGGCTTTCTTTGCAAAAAGCTGACGTCCGAGTCATTTATCCGTTAAGTGACGTTCCGCCTAGCTGCCCGAGTCTCAACACATCAGTGTCAAGGGGTTTTTCCCGTATTCATTGTTTGTGGACATAGCCCAGCTCGTTTTTGTGTGCGTTATCACATAACCCATTTTTATTATATTTTATATTATTATTTTTGCAAGATTAATTTATCTCCGTTTTTTCGTAAGTCCTATTTAGGAGCTCGTGCAGTATTTATACTGATTTGCACAAATCTACGAACTTTACTAGGATTTTTTATTCCCAAGTGTTTATTAATTATTTTAACTTTGTTATTCTTTTTAGGTTTGCTTAATAAGAAAATTTATTTATCTACTATATTTGTTATTTACGCATTTGATACCGTCTAAACTATTAATAATGTCCGAAAATATGTCTCAGCTATTTCTGAATCTCCCGTCACTTAGCATTACATTATCTGCTAGTGAGGAGACTCAAATTCGTAATTCTGCTCATCAGTTGCTTGGTACACCTACTAAGGTCGCTCCGTTGCGTTTATCGTCTGGTATCGCACGAGCTGAGAATCAACTCTTCTTGACTGATTCTCTGCCAGTAACTTCTAAGATACAGAAACGTTTTGTTGTAGCTTTAATATCTGATTATAACCGTTTATCCCGTAAAGATCGTACTAAAACGTCTAAAATTTATCAAATTCCGTCAAATATTTCATATCTTCAATTACTTTATCAGTATTTAACTACTCAACTCCGTAATGATCAGGATATCACTAATTGTTTTTTTATTTTTCTTAAATCTTTATCTATTGCTCGTAAGTCTTTTCAATTTAATGATTCTACATTTTTGCCAATTTCTTCCGCTTCCCGTCTTATTAATGCGTCTCTGTGCTTGTTGCTTAACTTCCCTAGCTACTCGCATCACCCAAAAATTTCTGCATACGCTCATATTCTTCGACAATTTCTTAAGGACAAAGTACTCAATAATTCTGCTATTCTATCTGCTTTATTGTTACCTCGTTCTTACGGAGCTCAAAGTTTTTATTTATCTGCAACCGCTAACCTTAAGACCTTAAATTCCGAATTTATATCCTACGCTAGATTATTTAAACAATATTCTAATACTCCAACTATTAAAAATACTTTCATTGATGTTATCTATGCTTATTACACTTTATTCCATAGTATCACGGAAGACGCCGATATAACTGAGTCAGGCATTCGTGATACTTTTGAATTCCTCAACAATCAATACTCTCGCTTTATTGCTGAGCCTCAGATAGGTATCTCTGTCAATCATACGATTGATGGAAGCCTTAATGACGCCATTAATAAATCCTTGAGTTTGTTTGCTGAATTGTCTAAAGCATTATCTGATAAATATCAATCAACTGTTAATGAATATCAACGTAAAATTATCGCTTCAATGACTTCTATATATAACTTATATCGTTTTTCAACTCACAAATTGTCTCTTCAAGACTTTTGTGTAAATCTATGTGGTGTTATCGGAGCTGCTGGTTTAGCTTCTGATATCATTACTCAATTAATTATTACTGTTAGGTCTCTATTTTTAATGCCTGTCGCTCAATCTTTAAGTGGTAGTCAATTTAACATAATTAAGTCAATATTTTTATCTTTATACTGTATTTTTGTAGGCACTCTCCCTGGTAAACATACTGTAGATGAATTTGCTTTACGCATGGATCGTTTTCCGAAGATGATCTCTGGTATCGAAACTATGTGGTCCAAATTGGATCTCGTGGTAGGACAAGCTCATTCATTTATAGAGGAAAAATTTTTAGGTCACACCAATAAATTTGTAAGTTCAGAAATGCTCGATGAGGTTACGGCTTGGGCTGATGATGTTGCGAAATATGCCGGTTATATGGAAAGAAATGAAATTAACCGTGATATTGAAACAATGACAGCTGCTTCTAAGCTTTACCCTCGTGGTGTTAAATTAATTAAAGAATGTACTCGTTTAAAACTCGCTCCCGCCAATTTAAATTTAATTCGTTCGTTGTTACCTGGTGCTATCAAACTAAGTGATGCCGCTTTTAAATCTGGTGCCAATAAGCACTCACTCCGTGTGGAGCCTATTGTCGCCTGGTTTACTGGTTCAACTGGTTTAGGTAAAACTGGTATGACTTATCCCTTTATCATTGATATGATGCGCGTGTTTGGTCCTGTTCCTAAGGATTGGCAACAGAACATACACGCTCGTATCGCTGAGAATGAATATTGGGATGGTTACGATGATCAAGAATACTTAATTTACGATGATTTTCTTCAGAAGAAGGATTCTGCGGCTAACCCCAACGTTGAACTCTTTGAGATGATCCGTGTGACGAACGCTTTCCCGTTCCAATTGCACATGTCATCCTTCGAAGACAAATCAAATAAATTTTGTAATGCCAAATTTGTATTTTTATCCTCCAATTTAGATGTAATCCGTACTGAATCTCTCAATTGTCCCGAAGCTGTTCAGAGACGTATTGATTATGCTTATAGAGTTTCGATTAAACCCGAATTCCGTGAGTATTATATCAATGCGTCTGGTCAGCAATGTTTTAAATTAGATGCCGCAAAAGCTCGTGCTGCTGCTCGCATCCTGGTAGGTCCAAATAATAAAAATTTAACAACTAACAATCTCGAAGTTTATATATTTGAACGCTTCTCTGTGTTCGATGGAAAAACTATACAAACAAATATGTCGTATCAAGACGTCGTCATTCAATGTTCTGACGCTCTGGGTACTCGATTTGCTCGTCATGTTGATTCATCAGAATATTTAGAGGCGTACCGTAATCCCCAATGGTTAGATGAAACTCCCCCCCCAACATTTGAAACACCCGATATTGTTGAATTTCCGCTCATCGCTGAAGCTCAGATCGGTGTACTACCTGCTGTAGCAGTAGTTGCCGCTCGTCTTTCGCGTTGGGCAGTTATGCAACATTTCATTAGTGCTCTCTTTTTCGGAAACGAACATGAGTCGACGTTAATGAACTTTATGTATGCTGTTAAAAACGGTATGTCTAAAGTGTTGGAGAAATTAAATGTTATTCCCCCCCCACAAAACTTATGGATTGAACAAAATTATACGTATTATAAAAATTATGCTCTATCGATTAGGAATTATTTGACCGATTGTAAACAACAAATGACTGATACAATTTCAGCTAAGCTTGGTGCTGGATGGAAGTATTTTAAAATTGCATTCCTGGCAGGCATATTTGTTTTAACAACTATGTTTGTTCGTTCTGTAGAAAAGAAATATTTACCAAAATTCATAAGTGAGGATGAAAAGTTAAGTCAGTTAGTGAAAGAGGCTAATACATGTTTAGATAATGATTGTAGAAATTGCAAGACCTGCAGCAATTCTGTATCGACACCATCAAATGCGATATGGAATTCAAACTGCGCTTGCTATGTACGAAGGATGGAAGCTTCTCGTGAGAACATCCGACAGTACTGTATTTCTATGTATGGAAATCAACGTGTATCCCCCGATCATGACATGACTTTGACTGATATGTATGATGTTATTGAACAAATTTGTAACTGTGATTGTACAACATGCCCATATTGTAATGATGAAGAACTGAAAAGTAAGTTATATGAAACGGCTAAATTACACAAGACTAATTGTGTTTGTTTGCTGACTCGTTTTTACCAAGGTTTTAGAACCGAATCATTGCTTAAATTTTTAGTGTCCCTTAAAGATAATCTTCCCGCTTATTCCCTTAAAAATAAAGAATTGATTAGGCTTATATCTCAATCAGAGTATCGTTTAGACTTACCATTATTGGAAGAGAGTCAAGGCCCTCTCTATGATGCTAAGGCTAAGCATAATACCCCTGTCACTAAAATTGTTAATCATGCCCCCGCTCTATATGAAAGTCGCACTGCGCGTAACGCGGTACGAACTGTTATTAAAAATCAAGGTCCCCAATATGATGCAAAAATGAAACATGTTGTAATGTCACGGATTGTCAACCAAAGCGTTTCTAATTTGATGCCTTTTGTTAATGATGATAAAAGTATATTAACAAAGGCTGATATACATGAACGTGATGCTTGTACAATCACAAATTGTGGTCGCTGCATGTCGGAACAATCAACCGCATCTTTGCAAAGGAATTTACCCGAACAAGATGTTGGTGCGATTACTATCGTGCGCGACGTTGTTTATAAAAATTTATTTAAGTTTGTTGTGAATAAGACCGATTCTGGGAACGTGAAAACAACAACTTATTATGGACAAATATTCATGTTAGGAGGTCGATTAGGTTTAATACCGAAACACTTCTTACGTGCAATTAAAATGGATATGGAACTAGGCTACACTTTGGAATTTTGTCTCGAAGACGCTTTTGCTGTTACGACTAGTTGTTACCCTGTAGAAGTTATTCTTAGTCAAGAGAATCATGTAGAACATGAGACTCGTGACTTAGCAATAATTCAACTACCGGTTAACGCTGGATGTTACGCTCAAGCTTTTAAACATATTATTGATGAACAAGATCTCTTCAGAGTAGGTCACAATCCTGGTATCTTAGCACGATATCAGACTGCGACTGAAAAGGATAGGCAAAAAGGTATTCGCCATTATCGCGAAATATTTTATTTGTCTACTCTAACTCCTGAAGATAGCTTGGTTGAAACTAATATGCGAGATGAAATAATTACAAATCGAGGATCTTACTTGTATCACGCTGTTACTGTGCCTGGAGACTGTGGATCAGTTTTGCTTGCGCGGAGCAGTAGCATTACCAAGAAGATTGTAGGTATACATATTGCTGGTTTGATGGGTGTTGTTGAAGGCATCTCTGTTAGTATCACTCAACAGATGATTGTTAAGATGATGTCCCATTTTAAATCTTCATCGCAATATGGACATGCTGTTGTTCCCTTCGATGTTCGTAGTGACATTTTAAGGGAAAATGGTGTGTTTCAATTGCACGGAACGAAAGTTGGCGTGAGGATTAACGGTAGTGTCAAAACTGCTATGACTAAATCCGCCGCTTTTGGAGCTTTGTGTGTATCCCCGAATAAACCTGGATATTTACGACCGTTTACAGACCCGAATGGAAATCGAATTGACCCCATGAAATTACAACGATCGAAATATGGTGTTGTTAGACCTTATGTGCCCGATGATCGAGTGCAAACGGTTTATGAGTCTATGGTTATTTTTTATCATCGAGAATATCAAAATACTCCCGAATGGTATAAACAGCCATTGACTATTGAAGAGGCTATCATTGGAATAGATGGTGACCCTTTCATCAACGCTATAAATCGACAAACTGCCCCTGGTTTTCCTTATACGTTCCATAAACCATCTGGAACTGTAGGTAAGCAAGGTTGGTTTGGAAAAGATATGGATTATGACTTGACGAACTCGCATTGTTTAGCGCTGTTAGACGACGTTGAACGATTGAAGCAAAGCATTTTGGATAATACGCGCCCTGAAGTTATCTGGATAGATACACTGAAGGATGCTAAAATTCCAATTGCTAAAGCTAATGTCGGTAAAACTCGTTTATTCACAGCTTGCCCTATGCATTACAGTATTGCTTTTAGACAATATTTTCTCCCGTTCATTGCACACGCTATGAGGAATCGCGTAGATAACTCTCTGGCCGTTGGTATTAATCCTACCTCTGTGGAATGGACTAAGCTCGCACAACGTCTTCAACGACAAGGATCTAACGTAATTGCAGGAGATTATTCCAATTTCGATGGAACTCTACCTGTACAATATGTTGAGGTCGCGGTGAAGATCATGTGTGACTGGTTACTTGCTAACTGGGAAAACATTGTCAAAGCAAAACGTAATGTTATATGTGGTAAAGAATTAGATGTTAAACAATTTTATGAATTTTTGTATAAATTAGGAATGGAATGTTTTAATCATTTGCATATCGCTAATCATGAGGAAGCGAAAGGCGCTTTGGTTTATTTCGTTCGCAATGGTATACCATCTGGTTGCCCTGCGACGGCTATACTTAATAGTATAGTTAATCATTGCGTCCTAGCTGATTCTTGGTTGACGATTATGCAAAGTCATCCGACCTATGAACACTTAGCCACGATGAGTGCGTTTTTTGAGCACACATCGTCTATTTTTTATGGAGATGACTTCATTATGAATATACGACATTCAGTTATAGACTTGTATAACCAGGAAACTCTTACACAAGTTCTTAAAACTAATTTAGATATGGACATGACAGACGAAGCAAAAACAGGAGACATTGTCAAGGCCCGAAAACTAGCTGATGTTTCTTTTCTCAAACGCAAATTTCGCTTTGAAGAGAGCATCCAACTATGGGTTTCCCCTATGGACATAAATGTACTTCTTGATGCACCGAATTGGGTTCGTGCGGGAAATGCATCAGCATTGCAGATATGCGTTGATACTTTGTCTACGTATTGTCTACCCGAATTAGCCCTCCATGAATTATCTGTTGATAACCAATGGCGAAATAAAATGATCGCTTGCGGTATGCAGATAACTCGTGGTACTGGTATCCAATTTAATCCTGATAGTAGGC